CCATAACGTATATAACTAGAAAGCCGGTGGGGTATAAAAACTCCACCGGCTTATTTTTATTTTTTAGGAGTTAAACAAGTCATCAAATGCTTGTTCTACACTGTCTTTACCCTTAGCCTTAGCAGTACTTGGTGACTGTACTGGTTTGGCAGGAGCTGTTGCCGATGGAGTAGATGGAGTAGATGGAACTGTAAACGGAGCTTCGTCATCATCCCCACTTGTAGTTGGTTCCGCTGCAATCTCAGTGGCAGATGCTTCTGGATTCAACCACTTATCCATAACATCTTTTAGATCGTTATAGGATAGTTCTTCAAATAGATCCAAAATATTTACTTGAGACTTTAGTGCTTCAAGCAATTGTCCGTTCTTAGGATCTACTGCAACACTTACATTTGGCTTAACTCGGATACTGGTTTCTGGGAAACTAGCTCCACCTTCAGCCGTCTTGAATTCTACAACAATATCACGACCATTGGTTAGATCAGTAATATCACCGAAGTCAGGATCACTGATGATCGATAGAAGTTCTTGATAAACTTGTTTACCAAATCCCCAGAACTTAACTCCTTCACCTTCTTCACCACGAACGATAACTGGTACGAAAGTACGCATCTTTGGTTCCATCTTACGACCCATCTGCCAATCTTCCTTTGAACCAGTCTTCTTCAGACGGTTAGCAAATTCAACGATTGGATCTGGACGACCAAAACTATCAGGAGATAGATATGTCTTGTTGTTGATGTTGTAATGAAACTTTAGTTCGATGAATGGATTCTCCGGTACATACTTGTACGGAACAATACGAACTACCTGTTTTCCAGGCTTTGGTTTCCAAATCAAGTTAGATTTTTGATTTGTGTTTGAGAGAGAGCTCAAACGGCTCTTTAACTTACTTAGATCTAATGCCATAATTATTTAATGTTTAATGTTTAATTAGTTAATTAATTCGTCTGGTTCACTCAAACCAGATTGTATAACCAACTCGAAACTAAGTCTACACTAGGTGCAGACAAAAATCAAGTCAAAAATATATATCAAATTTCGGAGATAGAAAACAATTTTAATGGAACTATTTTAACCCCAACTTCATTTGTTAAAATGATACTATTTTTATATAAATCCCAATTTAATTGAAAGCTCTTATCAAATACACCATTGTTTTCGTCAGCAATCAACTTATTCATTGCGTTGAGCGTATATAGTGTATTTGTTTGCTTCTTACGATGTATGCTAATAGTGCCTTTGAATCGATTATTGCGATCATTCTTTTCCACATTGAATGTAAGATATAACTCCCTTAGATTAGTTTCATTAGCAAAAACAAATATCTTATTATCTATAAGAGTATATTGATTTGGTATTTCTTTTAATACGTCTATATAATTTAAGCTATTTGCGAATGTGCAAAGTAGTTGTTTTTGTATTATCATATTTTTTCAACGACTTTCTGACCTTCTACTTTGAATGTAAATTTACTTCCGCTACTACTATCCATCAAATAATAAACATATGTTGGAGTTGGCACATCATCAATAGATGCAATGCCATTGAACAAATATAAATTGACAGTTAGATATCCCTGACTAGGCAATATGTTAATTCTTATTTTACCCAACTTGAGATCATCTATTTTTTCTGGAAGTACCAATTTATAATCCTTCTTATATCTCAACTTTTCAATTTTATCGCCGGTAAATTTAATCAACGGCAAACTAACGTTATTTCCAAATACTGCTTCTGAAGACAATACACTGGATAACTTGATAAATTCCTCTCTAATTTTTTCAGGATTAGATGTACTTACATCCTTCAAAATATTATTCAAAATCAATTCGATATAACCAAGTGCTAAAACATTACTTCTGTATTTTAGAATTGGTTGTAGCTCGGATCTGTCTACACACTCACCTTCATCATACGCATCCAACAAATGATCAATTGTGCCTAATGTGGTATTTCTTAAAGACGCAGCTTCTACTGCTTGAGATTTATCGATTATGACTGGAAAATATTGAACAAGTAATGGATTTTCTGCAAATTTATAAATTTGCCCTATTAATCTACTATCTTCCCTTGTAGAGTTTAAAGATTGTCTAAAACTATTTAGATTTTTGATTAGCTGTGGTTTCAATGCTGCGGATTCAGAATCACAATCATCATAATCTTCTTTTACCGATTTTATATCCTTCTCAATTTCTTTTTCCAAATGAGCCAAATTACGTAATTCGGTACTTTGCATCTTTTGCACATCCGCGTTTAGTTCTTTGAATAAAAAGTTGTTTATCTTAATTTCAAATGGTTTAATCAGATTAATAAAATTTTGGAAAATATTATTTATATACTCAGGCAATTGTTTAATCTTCTTAGTAAAATCTTTAATACTCGACACAATCGTATCAACAATTCCTTCTTGCAATGTATTTTCTTTTACTGATTTCTTTGGTGAAATTGGTATTTCTTGTCCAATATAGCTTACCAATTGTTGTAGTACGTGTCCCAATCTAGCACTACCAGCTTTCAAACTAATCAAAGCAAATTTAACATCTTTGCTATTAACTTTTGCCATTGAGTCTTCGTCTTGTTGAGATATATCTCCAGATTGAAGAGCTCTATAAACATCGTCAGCTTTTCCGCCATATATCAAAACAATATCAGCTGTGTTTTCTTTCGTTTCTTTTCCCTGTACAAATTTTTTATTATATTCACCTGAATACTGATAAAACTTTCTTATGTCTTTATGAATAAAGTCCGTAGGCGATCCCAATTGAGAAAGTGATACACCATTCTTACTCCCTATTTCTTTAAGATCAGTATCCACCAAATCATAAATCTTTAAGTTTTCATCTCTTGCAATCTGTTTTTCTATTGTCTCTAACTTACTTCTTAAATCTCCCCATTCTTTTAAGAATTTGATTGCATAATCGTGATAATCGCCGCTCACACTTAAGTTTTTAAAGTCGTTTATACCATTAGCAAACAATATAGGAATAGTTTCAAATATTAATGTTCTTTGACTTTTTTCAGCGTTTTTTAAAAATTCCAACTTAGACAAAAGATCCTTGTCCATTAAAGAGTAAATTCTTTCTGCTTTTTTCAAATAAGATGATGGTGATATAGCGTCAGACACTATCACATTTTTCGACTGACTTTCATCATATACTTGTTCTCCAATAAAACTACCCTCAGTATCATACCAATTAAATCCTTTTTTATAGAACCCAAATTTTTTAGCCTCGTCTACACTATAGTTTACTAATGGAGTTTGTCCAATTAGTATTGCTTCTACACCACCAGCGTCAATTTGTTTTTCTTTGGGAGTTCTATCATCGGTATCTTTGTCACTAACAATATCTTTTTCTAGTGTTTGATCCAATGTAGCTGGTTCTTCTTTTGGTTTTGAAGAATCGTCTTTTTGATCAGCTCCTTGTTCAGCATCTGCTTTAAAAATATTAGCTTGAGCCTTCTTAGGATTTTCTGCAAAGTGAGTACCTTTGTTTACAGCTCTATCTCTATATTGTTTGTTTGGAAATGTTACAAGTATACCATCTTTGTTGTATGCTTGTCTATCAGGAAATCTACCAGCTTCAAATAATTTTGCAGTCTTTTCTACGATTTCATTAATATCATAACCAGCCTTCTCCAAGTACTCTTGCAATACAAAAACGTGATCTTCGTTTTTAAGATCCAATGTTCCGTTTTTAATACGACTATCACAACCAATTTCGTTTACTAATGATTTAAAGTTCATCTGTTATAAATATACATATAAATATATTTACAATTGGACTAATTTCAAATCATTGTAATTATTTCCAGTGTAGGTTTTTACCTTAAATCGTTTGTTTTTGATAATATCAACCAAATCAATTAGTTCTTGTTTATTCGTATCATTGTGTACATCAAATACAATTGAGTCATACACATATAGTATAGGCACGATTCTTTTATCACTAACAAACTTAATGCACTTACTTAAACTATCAATACCATATTCAGTTTCAGCAGCTTGAATAATATAAGAAAACAATTTGTTTTTGTTGGGGTCAACAATGTGTTTATTTGTAATCTTACGTTTATAGATAGGAGTTGTTATGTATCCATTCTTTTCAAATTTTTGCCAGTACTTGTCCTTTAATTCATTTACCTTCGCAAAATATGGAATATCACAATACTGTTGGGAAATTTGTCCATATAGATTAACCATCGTCAGTTTCTTCGATTTAACTATATCATCTGGTGTTACGATTTCAATATCAAAATAGTGTTTCGCTAAATGTTCATATATGGTCTCCTTTTCAGGAACTTTATAATCAATCAAATTAGCCACAATATAAGGATGAAACCCAGTGAAATCCACCATCATTAAGTGACCAGATTCCCCATATCTAGACACAAAACTAGCTCTAGATCCATCATCTTTTTTAAGCGCTACATAATTGATATTATCATATGCATTGCTTGGTCTACCCGTTGGATTATAAATGTTATAATTTGTATATATGAATTTGTTGTACGTTTTGCTTTTAAAGTATTTTGAAAATACATCCGTATCAACTTTTAATCCGTTTTTCTCCACCTCAAACAAAGTATCGGATATAACATTATTGAAAAACTTGAAACAATAATTGTCTGTGTCTTTGTCACCCAAAGACTCAATTTGCTTTATTTCAACGTCAAATATTCGTTGGTGTATAACATAAGGTAATATCATATTGAAGTTATTGATATTACGATAACTATATTTTAGGAAGTTTTCAGTCAAACACTCCACTTCGTCGAGTATTTCATTGTTATCAATGAAACCAAACAAATTAACATCTATCAAATTACAATTTAACCAGTACTTGTACGTCTTCTTGTTGTTGACATATACACTTACATTTTGTGACTCAATATCAGATTTAAACTTTTCAAAACTACAATCTATAGGTAAATCTGTATGCGCAAAATTCAAATACTGTTTTGTACCATCTTTAAAATTATAAATGAAAGCAGCAATAATATCATTACAAGCATTATGATAATTATTGTGTTTTGTAACTAATTTTAAATAAATTTTAGATGAATACTCCACAACTTAATTTTACATCAACAACATCAAAAGTCAATTTATTTGTTTGTAAAATTGAGTAAGATTTGAAAAAACATCATTAGCACCTCTGATTATGGTGTTTATTTGTTCCACTTGTTTTTTATTAAATTCTATTACTCCCTGTTGTAATAACATCTTGCCATCGTATTTGCTATTTAATACGCCTGTAATCTTCCATTTGAATTTTACCTTTTTAAAAAAGTTACTGTCCATTTTACTATACACATCAGATGAAACTTCAGTTATCTCATTGTAATTTATTTTAGAAACCACATATCTTTCTATATATCCAACTTTGTAGTCTTTATCAGTCGGATTTGGCAAAAATGTATTTGGTAGGTTAATATTGAAATTACCCAAATTTAATTTTGTCTTGGTTATAATATCTGTGTCTTTTATTGTCATACAGGCACCAATTCAATATTTTGATCTGCTACACATCTAGCTAAGCAACCAACAACAGTTTCCCATTTACCATTTCCAGCGGTTACGTAATGTGTAACATCGGTAATCATAAATATAACGTTTTCAGGAATATATGGTTTTGGAAAATTAGAAATACCAAAGTGTTGAAACATTCTAAATCCAAATATACCATCAAACGTTACAGTCAATGAAAAGTTTGGCGATATACCACTATATAATGACAAGTTGTTTTCTATATCTTGATCATCTATAATTTGCCCCAACTTATCCTTCAAATCAGTAGATAAGTTTAATTGTTTATAGTTCTTTGAAGCATCATTTGCATTTTCACCTGTAGCTATGTAAGCACTGGTAATAGTTAATACTTTGTCTATAGCACCGTGAGTTTGTATTGTAGAAATCAATTGGTTTTGATCCACTGTAATTTCATCTTGTGAAGGTACAGTGTTACTTTCACCGGTACCAGTTTCTTCTTTATTAAAAACGTCCAATCTATCTATAAAACTAGTTGCTGGTACACTTGAATTCTTCGCACTCATAGATGTATCAGAATTATCTGGTTTATTTATACCAGCTTGAAATAGTGTTAATGTAGCTTGTTCACTTGTTAAAGACGTATCAAGACTAATATTTTTTATACACGACTCAGTTCCACCCGCATCAAATACATACACCTGTTTCAAACTCGGAGCCTTATCACCCAAATCAATATAATTGTTATCTAGTATTGATAACCCACCCAAATCATCCTGTGATATTTGAAACTTCCAAAATCCATTTGAAGATTCATTGATAATGTTTAACACAGCATTTGCAAATTGTTGCCAAGTTTGAACTTCTTTATTTTCTACAATTTCAAGCACTTTAGTCTTGCTTATATAGATATTTTTTAAATTGCCATATCTAAATTTCTTATATGTTCTCTTGATAGTAGAAGATCTTTGTTTTTGTGGATCTGTTAATACCAATTCTTGACCACTCAATTCAACATTTTTATCATAAATAAATGGAAATGATATATTGTCAGATGGATTATCTTCGCTCAATCCACCAATATCATAATACAATCTATTTATAACCGTGTCTAAATTATCTCTATAAGCACCAGCTGTTTTGAACACGGTTTCTACCTTTTTAGCAGCTCTATATAGTTCATCATTTACATCGGTAATTTCTACATCGTATTTGGATTTTAAAAAGTTATTTTGATTTGGATCTCCATTTTTCAAATAACCACCTGATTTTATCTCTGTTTCCACTCTACTTTGCGCAGTCGGATCAAGTTTATTATTTTTTATAGTGTTTAAATAACTTTCGTCTGGTAATTTCTTGCCAATATTAAATTTAGGAGCAATACCATTTGGAATTAATACATGCGGATCACAACTTATTAAGTTAGGATGTGCGTTAATAATCTTATCAACATTTATAGTAAATGTTTTATTTGAAACAACCGAACAAAATTTGTTAGCCACCTCAAAAAGAAAGTCCAATTGCATCCAAACTTCATCATCACCTTTAGTGTCAAAATCACATCTATCATCTTTATATGATACAGCTTTATAATTTACACCACCAATTTGAACAGACTTGTACGATATACCATCATCACCAACTGGAATAGACGGTTTTTTGTACACATTAGGTGCATCGGTTCTGCCTATAAAAATTCTATTTTCAACTTTACCATCGTAAAATGTTTGTTGTTGTATAAAATGTTGATTTATTGAATTATCATAATCTTCTGAATTGGATATACCGTTTGTTGCGATATACTCCATAAAATTCTTTCTATCTATAATAACTTGTTTTAACTTAGGTAATGCTGTTTTTAAGAAAGTCTTTAGGCCAGTATACTCTTTTGTTTCCGTTGGAATCTTTTTTCCATTTGCATCCGTTTTTGTTTCTACGGCGGTACTTACGTTATTTTCAGCTGGCATACCAGCAAACAATGCCTGACGAGAAGTTAATTCAACACTACAATCATATATCGTGCCATCTTGAGTAGCAAAGTTATATTTTGTGATAATGCCCGTTATACATCCATAATTGCCATATGACTGATACCACTTGTCCATCACTTTTTGAGGGCTTTGTATTATAGACCAACATTCATTAGTATTACTCAATTCGATTAATGAATTAATATTAAATAAGTTCCACCCAATTTCAACGAATACATTTATTCTGGGTGTTAAAAAGAATGGTGCTAAATATTCCAATTGAGCCAATCCATAACATTTGAATTTTATCGTAGCAAAAGATAACATATCTTTGCTAGTTTTTATTTCTATGCTATCCAAATTAGGAGGGGGTAATACAGAAGATACTTCAGATTTCTGTACACTCTCTACAATATTACCATTTTTGTTAAAAGTACTTGGCCACTTATAAGAAAATTGAGATCGGTATTTAAGATCTATATAATGCGCTTCTCCATTGGCTTCATATCCAATAATAGCCTTATCTTGTTTTAATATATTACCTTCTTGTTTGAATCCATACGATTCATAAAAACCGTTTCCAGGAATAAATAAAAAACCATCGTATTCTTTTTCCTTACCATTCTTATTCAATATTGTGCTACGTGGCACCAATCCGTTTCCTGCTATACCAGTTCCATTTGAAAATACACGTATCCACGGAGTCATTGGACCTTTGTACTGACCGTGTTTATTGAAAAAGTCATAAACTACACCACTTGGATCTCCTGAACTTGGATAGTTGAAACCAACGTTATTTGTGTTTTTTCTACGCCGTAACTCACGAATCAGTGCAACTGGAATATTTTGCACTTCCCACCATCTAGGTTCTTCTGCAATTTCATCTTCGTATGCCATATAACTTAACTATTAATCTGTTTGAGATTCTGCAATATATTTGGTAAGTTACCTGGTATTCGCAATTGTTTATTTGCATTAACAGATAATTTACCATCTGATATATTATTAGCCAATGCGATTATCCACCAATACATTTCATTACCATAATACTTTTTAGCTAAACTGTCTAAATAATCTTCATTAGACGCTGTAATATATAGATCATCTTCAGATTCGGGTATGTTTGGATAATATGTTGTTTTAAACACTATTTTACCATCATATCTTTTTTCTGTTGGTGTAAATTGATATCTCATTTATTTCCTTGTTTATCAACATCATATCTCATATTCGTTGAGAAATCATTATTAGCCACATCATTATAATCTTTGCCATTATATAAATCAGTTGTACCAAATGTGGATACAGTAGCAGTTTCCCCAATATCTGCTTGTGTAAAGGTTGGAACAGGAGCATTTCCCCAAACAGCTCTTCCTGTTTTTGGTCTGTCTTTTTCCATTATAGCCATTGTGATACTAATTTCCGCTTCTCTTGGAAACTGAGCTACTTTACCTTTCATACTGGTTTTACCTTCTGTAAATATATTACCCAAATTATAACTCCAATCTTGGTTTTTTACAGTACTTTCATTGATCAGTTCCCAAGATGCATCTTCTGGTATAGATACGTTGCAAGCATTTAATACAACGCAATGGTTCTTATAAAAGTCACCAAATGTAAATTGTACCATAGGCGGTATCATAAATCCACCATTAACAGTAGACGTATAATTAGAAGGTCTAGTTAATCCTACCAAGTAATTTACACGTTGCCACATAGTCAATAATTCTTTAACAGAATGTGCTACCACTTTGAAGTTGAAACTAACATCTCTTGTAAATCCTTTGTAATAGTATAACTTGTCAGGTCTTCCAAGATATTCAATTGGCTCCCAGGTTGATGTATTATTTTCTTGCAATCCTTTTACCGTAGCATTAAATGGTATGAATCTATTGTTGACAATATCATAAAAATAAAACTTAACCAAATCAGGACCCAATCCATTAAATTGATCGTTATATTTTTCAGCAAATTCATCAGCATTTAACACACCCAAACTGTTGACATAATCAACGTTATTGGTGGGTCTTATAAATCTGTCTTTACCCACTCGTTTACCCAATAAGGTTGGGAATTTTTCTTTTTCTGGATCTGATCTTATTCTTCCTGTGTATGTATACTGATTTGCACTATCAGATCCCTCGGGATTCGTTCTATCCGATTTTACTTTTGCCAAATAATTAAAACCTACATCATCAGTAACATTTTGTTGTATTTTTCCAAATGCTGGATAATAATCATATTTTTGATTGTCTATTCCAGCAATTGTATTTTTTAAAGTAACGTTTAAGTCTTGGAGATATTGTACAGTTTTATCCGTTTTATCTGAAAGAGTACGTTGATAATTTAATGATAACTTTGGATCTGTATATTGTTTGTAGTTTAATAGTTGATCGCTGTATTCTACATCACCATCTATTTTAACCAAGTCGCCATATCGGTTGGTGTTAGCTCCGTCTACAGAACTAATTTCAACGTTATCAATTGTATATGAATCGGTTAATTTACCAACGCCAGGAGTAGTCGAATATGTAACCGATAAAAAGCTATTGTTTCTTAAATTTTTATTGCTTTGAACATATAATCTCAATCTTTTTGAAACTATGTTTGTTAACGGTGTAGCAAAAAATCTCATTCCACTGGTACCACTACTGTTACCGCCTGTTATATTTTGTAATCCAATAGCTTTCAATAACCCACCAATAAAACCACCTTTTGTTTTTGGTTGGGTACCTGTAAATAATAAATTGTTGCCTTGGTTTACGCCAACATTTAAATTTTGACTTTTTTTGCCACCACGATCTCCACCGTCTTGTGTAATAAAATTACTCCATCTATTAGTATTCAACATTAGCTGATATGTATCTTCGTCCGCTCTATAATTTAATCCTGCTATTGGTTGAGTAGGTGGCAACAATCCACCTAGAATCGTATTATTCTTTAAAAATGATCCAGCCGCTTTTAATAGATTACCGAAAAATCCACCTTTAGCTGCCGAATTACTCATCAAACTCTTGTATCGTTTGTTATTATAAGCAGAGGTAGCTGTATTACCTCTTAGTAATCCTTTAACACCGTCTCGACCTGTAATAGGCATTACTTGATCCGCTTTATCACCTCCACCAAGCAATCCTGTAAAATTAAAGAATCCTCCCAGTCCGCTTTTTGGCTCACTAGCAGCACTAGCCACACTACTACGTGGTGGAGATGGATTTCCTTCAGTAGCACCAAATAAACCACCAATAGCTTTGGTAATGCCACCGAGACCAGCGGCTCCCATTAAACCACCCACAAGGTTGCTGCTATCTATAAATCTGGTTGGTCTTTCTATAGCACCAAATGTTGACAATCTAACTGCGGCTAAAAGAGGACTAGCTGGGTTATAAATCTTTGTTTCGTCAAACGGAGCAAATCCCTGTAGTATTATTTGTTTTGTTAAAAACGTAGCACCTTTGCCAGATCCCAAAAATCTTCTGATACGCGTTCCATCTCTTAATGCGGATTGTATAGGAAACGATCTGCTAACGTTTATCTTTTGACGCTGCCCTTGATTAGGATTTGCATAAAACGGAGGTGCTAATTCGCTACTAATTAATCCTTTGGTATATAAATCAGTTGGCTTATTTTTGCTATACAATACTTCACTGTTATTATTAGTGTTGAATAACGTTTCTAATTTACCAGGCGCTCTTAGGTTTATATACTGTTCAGTATTTGGCGGTAAAGATAAACCAGCACCTTGTATATTAGAAAGTGTGGTAACCTGCGCACCATCATTGCCTATTGCGCTATAATATGTATTACTATTTGCCATTAATTATAAATATTAGATTAATTGGTTGTTGCTTGACCAAATGAACCGAATTTTGAATTACTTGTTGCCAATAGTTGATTTGCACGTTGTCCATCAATATATACAGCAATTTGACCAGATGCCATCATCGATGTTAGTTTATCTAGTTTTTCAACCACCGCTTTGTTGGAACTTACAATTGCATTAATAATAGAATCAGTTTGTAAACCTTGTTGTTTATATTTTTCATCAACTTTCGTAGATTTATCAGTAGGTTCATCAGTAACACCAAGTATTTTACCAACAAAATTAAATCCTTTTCCTACTAAATCGACTATAAATTCACCTACTCCTTTTAACTTCTCCAATACTTTTTCAAGCGCATTAATAATAAATGTAAAAGCGCCACTGAATGTATCTTTTAGAACGGATCCAACTTCCGATACAGCAGACTTTATTAGTTGAAACGCTTTTTTAAATGGATATGTAATTAAATCAAATATTACGTCCACTACTGATTTAAAAGCGTCAACAAATGTTGTTTTTAAAATATTAATAAACTCAGGTATAATTTGAGCTGCTTTTTTAAATGGATACGTAATTAAATCAAATAACATATCAACTACTGATTCTATACCATCAACGATTGCTAAACCAATTTTTGATGGAGATTTACCGCCCCATAGGTTCATTAGCCAATCATAACCCGCTTTAAATGCCCATATTAATGCTGACAGAAGAGCTGGACCTATTGAGACAATTCCCTTGAGGATTAATACTCCTAGTTTTAGTACTACAGTAGAAATTGCTAATGGCAATTTAATTGCACTAAACATAATCATTTGAAAAAAAAGATTTCCAATATTAAAGAAAATTTTACCCCAATCTATCCCACCACTTCCACCACTAAACAACTCTTCGATTTTATCGGGCAAACTTGTCAATGCATCCAATAAAAAGGTAGTTACATCTTTATATATTGATCCAAAATCTATGTCTGCTAAAAACGATGGTATCTTTTTAAGAAAATCCCCAACCATTTTTAATGGCTCTATTACCAAAGCATTAACTACGGCTTTTAATCCAGCCACAGCTTTTTGACTCGTAGTACCCGTTGTGTCATTAAAAGCTTTAAAAAATGCTATGCCGCCTTGTATCACAGATACAACTAATCCTATAGGGCCCAAGAATTTAGCTACTGCTCCAAAAAGTGGTCCTAACTTTGAAAAAATCCCAACTCCAGCGCCAAGTTTACCAAATATTCCACCGACGAAGCTTCCTATTCCTTTCACCGAACTACCTAGTCCACTAAATACTTTTGAAATTATATTTCCAATTTTTGAAATTGCTGGAAATTTTGTAAATACTTTTTCAATATTTATTCCGACATTCAATGCACCATTTGAAAGTTTTGTTAATTGCGTAGCTCCTTTTCCGATAAAATTAGATATGTTTTGAAAACCCGCGCCGAATCCTTTTAATGTATCAGCCGTCGATTTTAATACGCTAGCTACCTTTTCACTTTTGACCGCAATAGCTTCAAAGGTGTTTATAATACCAGATGTACTTGTTGACCATCTAATAATAAAACTTGATATTTTTAGTACAATCGATGAAAATTCAGAAGCATAGGAGATTAACTTCCCAAATCCACTGATTAATTTCCCTACACCGCCGAGTACAATTGAAATTATGTTTAAACTTTTAAACATCATATATAGTTTACCTACGTCTTGAGCAAATGATTTGACAGACTCTCTGTTGTCTTTTATGTACTTTAATAACTCTGTAAATATTGGCCCTATTTGTTCCAATATAGGTCCGATAAATTCCATAAAAATTGCATTAATTTCATTTTGCAATTGTTTCATTCTGGTTTGATTTTTTTCTTGAATCAACCCCTTTTCATATTCGGCCTGAGCAGCTTTTTTAGCAGCTATAGGATCTTTCTTCATCATCTCCGCCATTTGTTTTTTCTTTTCAGCTTCAGCTCTTACCAATGGATCTTTTGATTTCAATGCTTCTTTCAGATTTTCTTCAGCGTTTAACATTTCTTGTAATTCTTTTACACTCTTACCAGCTGCCTTCGCAAATGCCTCTTGTGCAATTGGATTTAACTGATTGAACTTAATTTTCTTAGCTTGATCCAATATTATTTTGTTAGCTCCAACAATATCGCCTTGAAATGCCAATCTACGAGCTTCATTGAAATTAATATTTTTACCAATTAATGCACTAGCTTTTAATTCTGATTGAATACTACTTTCAAAATCAAGAAGACCTTTTGCAGTTTTAGCCATATTATCAAGTGTAGTACCCATCTGTCTAGCTTGAGCAGCTGCTCTAACCATTTCATCTGCATTTTTACCAGAAAACATTCTAGCTTCTTCGGATGCATTTGCTACATCGTTCATCACATCATCCAACCCAACGCCATAAGCATTTGCAGCAAATTTTGCCAATCCCAACATATTTTGTTTGGCTATTACACTTTTACCAGATACACCACCTAACGTTTGTAAAAATTTAATGCTTGTTTCAGAAGCTACACCAAATTGTGCAGACATTATTGAAACATCTTTTACCAATCCTTTTTCCATAGATTGCAAACTTGTAAAAGTCGAACCTATTTGTTTCATTGTACCACCAAGTTGTTCAGCATTTATACCAAACTCAGCTAACTCAATAGAAGCGTCTCGTATGTTTTTTTCAAAAATTGCACCTTGGCTAGGCAACAATCCAAATTTTTGTCTTACATTTGTAGCAGCAGTATCAATTTGGTCAAATATGTCTAATATTTTTGTAAAAGTACCAACTATTGTAGTAGGCATATTTAGTTTGGTCATTAAACTGCCCGCCAAATCACCCATCTTATTTAACAACTTTTCAGCCTCCTGTAAACCTTTTTTGAAGACGTTTAACAAATTAATTGATGCATTTAACGCAATATTTTTTAACTTTAACAATTCTAACTGAGAAGCACTAGTTGCCAACAATTGTCTTTCCAAATTTAACGATGCTTTTTGTTCATTGAGTTGATTTTGCAATAGTTTAACTTGTTCACTCCCTGGATCTTTACTTTGCTCGAAGTTCAGCTTAGCTGATGTTGTTTGTATTTGGTCTAGTATGTCTTTTTCCTTCACAAAACTGTTGATTCGTGCCTGCGCCAATTCATCTAACTTTTTTTCAGAATGTTCAAGTTTTATTTGCAATTGTTCTTGTAAATTTTTTCCTTTTAACTGTTCATCAAGCTTATCTTGTTGTGTTTTATATACTTGACCAAGTTGCTTAGCTATATCAAGCATTTTTTTCTCAGCCTCAACACTAGCGGCGAGATCAGATAATGTCTTTTTAGTTTCGGTGCTTAAATTATTAAACGCCTCTGCTAATTTATTAGCGGTTTCTTTATCAAACGGTTGTGCTGCCATATAATATATAAATATGACAACTATATCATTTTACACTAAAAAGGCTTATCTACTTTGCCTGACTTTTTAGCTGGTTCTTTGTAACTATCACTTTCTTTGTTCTTTATATTTGCCAATTGAGCATAATAAAAATTGCGCAAAAATACAGGCAATTGATACGCAATTTGTACATTTACCGCTCCTTGCGAGAAGTAACTCAATTCAAATATTTGACTGTGAACTTGTACCTTGTATTCAGGACTCAGGCCAAAAAAACTGTACCGTCATCGGTACATCCATCCTTTCCACCTCACCACAGTGTTCACAAACAAAGTCGAAACCCATATCCAATTCAGGCGCAATTGTTTTAATATAGGATCTCAACGCCATACTGTCCTTTGACAACAATTCATTATCAACAAATTTATTGATAGCGGCTATATCAGGTTTACCATCAATGCTAACAATCAATCTCTTAAGTCTGGTGGTAACTTCAGCGCTGGATTGTTTTTTAATCTTGGTCAATGCTTTAATATCACGTTCAATACTTTCCTGATCACCAGACGTAATTAGTTTAAATGTGATTCGTCTCTTACAAAATGGAAACTCAAATTCAAATTCATTAGTACCTTTTTCAAACTTACTGAAATCTACTTCTTTTTCATTTAGTGTGCTTAAATCAATATAAGTTTTGTTTTCGGTGTTACACTTCTTACATTCAATCTTTACTGGTCCATATTTATCACCATATGCCAATCGTCTAGCAGCAATAAACAAAGCGTTTTTATCAATCATTAATAGGTCTTGGGTACGTACACCAGGCGTAACAATTAGACCTTCCAACAATTTGTCCAATACAGTACCGTTTTTGATGAAATTTTCATTGGTCAGAATATCTTCTTCCCTAGCTGTCATCATCTTTAATTCAATAGTTCCTTTGCTCAGTGGATTGGATTCATCGTAAAAATAACCCTTTGATGGCAACTCAATTGTTTCGGCTGGATAACTCGTAGCTACAGGAGCAGGAGCAGCTGAATGTTGTTGTTTTAATTTTTGAATAATAATTTCGTCACTCATAACTTTATAACAATATATAGAACTTTATATAACTTTTTAGTTATTATATTTAAGTACTTGCTTGATGTTTTGCAGCATCATACATCGATTTTTTTGAATCCACAACTTTTTTAGCATTTTTTAAAGAAATGTCTGCCGCTGCCTTTTCTTCTGGAGTTGTAGCTGCAGTATATTTTTCATTTGCAACATCATATTTTTCTTCAGCGTCATCTAATTCAGCTTGTCTTTGCACAACTAATGCTAAATTTGCTTTATGTGTCGCTGATTTAACTTTAGCTTCATCTTCTTTTAAGATACCCACAATCAACTTCTTTAATAACTTCTTTTGCTTTTCAGTTAATTTACCGCTGGTATTACCCAACTTGTTGTTTAATATACGATGTATCTTTGAATTATAACTTCCAAATAAATCTATAATAAATAATTTTTGTTGTTCTGGGGTTAACGTTGAATATTGATATCTCAATTGACTTGCGCTTCTTACAGGTGACCCCAATACTGTAAAATCTGTTGTTGGAACAGTAATTAAGTAACCGCGGTTAATTGCGGGTTCCAATTTACTTTCGTTTCTTGGCATTGGTTGTAAATACGAAAGAGATCCGTCTTTTTTGACAAATCTCTTGAATCTAGGATCTTCAGCCATATCTTTTTGACTAACTGCAAAAATGATACTATCACGTTCTATATTGATTGGTATCTGATTTGATACACTTTTCAAGTTGTAGTTGTTCTTTACATTTAGTATTTTGTTGGCTGGTATGCCAGTTGCCATCATCATTTCTTTTTTCTCATCAAATGAAAAAGGTGACTTTGGCAATTTAATTACCCCCGTTGTGGTTACGTATACATCATTACCACCAAATTTGGTGCTTAAATAATTATATACACTTTTGTGCCCTGTGTGAAAGGGGTGAAATCTACCAGGATAAATGACGAATACTTTCTTGCCCATTTGCATATGTTAATAAATAGAAAACCCCACAGATAAATGTGGGGTTCTTTTTGATTTGGCAAAAATATTAATATTGAAGAATTGCGTAATCAATTGCAATTGATAGGCTGATCATTTGAGCAGCACCATCATCACTCCAATCCATTTCTTGGAAATCAGCAGTTACAATGAATGCACCTACCAACTTCCATTCTTCTACTTTATCACCAACTGGACCAAGAACGTTGATGGTCAAATCTTTCTTGTAAAAGTCTTGATAACCATCACGACCAGTAACAGATTCGTGATGCAACCGAACCCATTCCATTACAGCTTGAGCGCCAGATGGTACAATTGGATCATAAAGTTCCATACTGATTTCATCCCATACACTCTTGCCTTTGTAGTAACGTTTTAGATTGATATGATCAAGTTCTTTCTTAGCTTGTGTTAGCTTAGGACGATTGACCTTTTTAATAATGAATGATGGAATGCCATCAACATAAAGAATAAAACGATTCTTTACTTTTGGCTCGAAATTTGTTTGAAATATTTCACTTGGATTTAGTAGTTCTGCCATATTTTTACCTTATTGTTCTTGAATATAAATATTAAATGATTTAGTTTTATATAAAGTTTTTTATCATTTACTCAAATTTTTATCTGTAATATTGGTTATAGTGTCTTTTAGTTGATTAACGTACCCAGTGGATCTCAAAAGTTTGAATACCAAGTTCTCTGTACTATACTCCCCACTCTTATCCAATCCAGCTTGACGCATTTCATATAACCGTTTTACCAACCGCTTTAATTTATCCAAATTTTGTTCTTTTATAGCAGTATTAATAAATGTTACATATTCTTTGTATTTCTTAGAAATAGCAGCTTTATCTATCTGTATATCTTCAACTTTTGGTTTTTTTACCCAAGCATTTTTCATCAAACTATATACAGCTTGACTTCTATTGACTTCGCTAATATCTTGAATATAAACTTCTACTGGGTGATTACCAATTCTAATATCGTGTGATTCGTTCCATTTGCTCTTTAATCCATCTACATAATTCTTAACAAGTTCTTTATTGTCACCAATTTTAGAAAAATCTACAAGCAAATGTAAATCTATATCGCTGGTTGGAGTCCAATTATACCCAGCGGTACTACCAAGAAAATAAACATCTTCAAGGGGTACATTCAAATCAGTATCTTTATAGAAAGTATTGGCAATGGTTAATAGTTTATTTAGCACTTCAGTCTTTATTGCATCTTCAGTTGCCCAAATTTCAGGATTTAAAATACTATTATAAATTCTATGTTTTTCTTTGATACCCAACATTTCTTTTAGTTGATTGATAGTATCTATAGCATTTTTATGCAATATTGCTTTACCACCAGCATTAATAAAATCATTTACATTATCTTCTCGGTCATCTATCAAGATACTATCAGCAGTTGCAAACTTCGCTTTTAAGTTTCTATGCGGTACCAAATTAGCTTTAATATCTATTTTATTATTAGCCAACCATTGCTTTTTACCAATATAAGATAGCTTGGTAGGCGCATGACTTAATATTTCTACAGGCAAATGTGAAACAAAATTATAAAGCAATTTGCCATCTTTCATCCAAGGCATTGTAGTATAATATTCAGGACAGTTTTTATCTACAAACTTAAATCTATTCTTCTTACCGTGTTCAACATCATAAGTTTCTACAGGCACACCACCGCTATAGCGCTTAAACTGTGATTCCCAATCACTTATTACACCATCCATATCCAAATATATTCTATGTTTATTAGTAATCATTTATAATAAATAGTAGCATATCAAGCGCTTATCTTTAATTTAACTATCAATAATTTAGTATTATTTAATTAATATTTAACAAGCATCTAATTAAACAAGCGCTTGCTTTAGCTTATACTTTATATAAAACAAAAAGTCAAGACTATTAGTTATTTTAATTTGAGAATAATACTCTAACATATTGACAATCATATAAAACATTATCTGATCCTGGAGTTGATATTCTACAACTACCTGCAAGTTGCGCATTAGGTCTTCTTGGTACTGCAATAAACATATTATTTATAGATTGACCAGGATTTTCATATTCATATGTTGCGGTACCAGCTACCACATAATTTGCATTTGCAAAAGCTGTGGTAAAATTAATTGTATAATCTCCTGTACCATTATCAGTTATGGAACTTACATTGTTTGAAGCATTTGGTGATATACCAGATGTACCACTAGTGCCACCCCCATTAAAATGTACCCAAGCTTTAATACTAGATATGCCACTACTACCGCTAGTGCCTGGACTACCATTTGCGCCACTGGTGCCACTGGTGCCACTGGTGCCACTGGTGCCTGGACTACCATTTGCGCCATTACTACCGCTAGTGCCCGGACTACCATTTGCGCCACTGGTGCCACTGGTGCCTGGACTACCATTTGCGCCACTGGTACCACTGGTACCGCTCGCGCCACTTGTTGATTTATGTACTACGCCGGTAGTGTTATCTACTGTTAAAAAGTAACCAGTTGCGTTACTGGTCAGACCTTCCAGTTTGAGTGGTAAATTTGTAGAAGATCCACTTATATGCAATTTATTAGTAGGACTTGTTGTACCTATACCAACATTACCATCTGATTCAATACGCATTTTCTCAGTCAAATTTTGACTTCCACTGGTAGCAGAAGTTAAAAATGCAAGATAACCTTTTGTTGTCTGTAAAGTTCCTTCTTTGCTTACACCAACATAAATGCTTGCTTTTACTGAATCAACGTCAAATCCAGGATAATATACTTTAAAATCAATTGCTCTAGATCCTGATCCATAAGCAGCAGCGTCAATTGGTTTACTAAGTGTTAAAATAGTTGATGGACTTGTTGTGCCTATACCAACGTTGCCATCTGATTTAATATAAAATAAATCTGAAAATGAATTACTAGCAACAGGTGATCTAGCAATTACAAAATTATCTTGTCCATTACCCCAACCCATTCTTAACTTCCACGATGATCTTGCTGAGGAATCTTGAGTACCAGCATCATTTATATTTGTAGTAATTGCAAGCGCATCTATTTGATCTCGTTCACGTATACGCCAACTTGTGTTTTCCATACCACCAAGAAGCTGTCTAACAGTTCCAGTAGCACCAAGAGATATACCTGCGTTGCTAGGAGAAGTTGTAGTGCCTATTAATAAATCTCCTGTACTAGTTATACGCATTTTCTCAGTATTATTTATACTGAATATGGTTGGTATAGGAGATGCGGTTCCAATTACTAAAGAAGTTGGATGAGGTGAACCAAGAGTAGTAGTTCCAATATATGCTTGACCAGCAGCAGTAACTCCATAGTTGTTACCCGTAGCAGAACCACCGAACATACCCATAATTAACACCGCATCAGATGCAGCTTTTATCTGAAATTGAGATACGCTGGTTGTGGTACTTCCATCAAGACGCATTATTGTTTGTCCAGATCCACTTATATGCAATTTACTAGCAGGACTTGTTGTACCTATACCAACATTACCATTGCTACTAATACGCATTCTTTCGCCAAGTGATGTAGCGTTATTCGTAAAAAATCTTAACGCACCTCTGTCACCGCCGAAACTACTATCATCTATTACATCAATTTTTGCAGCAAGACCTCCCGGCATTGAACTGTCTGAAGATAACCAATCAATTGTTCCATAAACGCCAGCATTAACATTAGTGTTACTATCTTGTAAACGAATTGTTGGAGATGAATCGTAAACATTTAATTTAGTTGTGGGACTACTTGTTCCTATACCAACATTACCATCACTGGTAATACGCATTCTTTCACTAGCATTTGTAGTTACTGAAATGAATCCAGCACCACCATTATTAAAGTAAAAATCATTTCCACTTTTTTGTAGATATGAATTTGCTGTAGCATTTCTTAATGATATCAATGCATCTGTACTACCATACACTTCAATATCACCACGGGCTGCATTTGAATAAACAAATGAAGTTGTGCCTATACCAACATTACCACCAAAATATTTATTGAAACTGGTTTCTAAACTATCTTCTGAAATGCTTGTAGCAATTGTAGTAATTGATCCACTATCAAAAGTAGAATACATACTATTACCTAATATATCAGTTTGTATAGTCCAATTACTATCTTGTAAATAACCATCATCACCATTTAATTCGATATAAAGGTTTCCTGCGGTACCACTAGATGCGGATACATAACTATTCACCACCACATTTCCAAGTTTTTCTATAGTGGTTAAATTTGCATTAAAATTGAAAGTATATCCAGAGTAACCAACATAATCTAAATAATTTACACCAGAACTATTGTTTGCCATGGCTATGGCTTTTACCTTCACTATAAAATCAGCACCAGTATTAATTTTTGTAAATGGAACGATTATTCTTATAGGATTATTTGTAGTTATACTATTTACTTTACTATAAACAATCGTACTATCTAACGTTACTAATCCCGCAACATGTAACTTAGCAGCAGGAGCGGTTGTACCTATACCAACATTACCTAAATAATTAACAGATAAAGCTTCATAAGTTGGTGACGCTATAGTTCCCTGCGTTGTTACTCTAAGAGGTAAACTTCCATTTGACGTTTCATTAGAATGTATTCTGACTAAATTATTTGTTCTCGCTGCGTTAGTGTGGGCAGTTGCGAAGACATTTAATCCAAATGTATCTGAGTAGTCCGTTGCTAAAGAATATATAAAATTACCATTTGTACTTCCGCTTCCACCAATCATTTTTACAGACTGAGAATCATTACCATAAGATACATGAAGTTTAGCTATTGGACTTGTTGTACCTATACCAACATTACCATCGCTAGCAATACGCATTTTTTCAGACCCATTAACATAAAAAGTAAGAGGAATAGCGCTTGTTGAAAAAATAAATGATTCGGATGCATAACTGCCAATTCGCACAGTGTTTGTAGTATTATCTCCTATTAGAACATTTCCTCTAACATCTAGTTTATAAGCAGGATTTGTTGTACCTATACCTACATTACCTGCTCCTGTTACAACCAATGAAGTTGCGGATGTACCGCCCACTTCAAAGTAATCATTTACATCAACAACTTTCAAATCCCAGTTTCTTACGCCGTTGTCTGTTAATCTAATGTAAGCATCACCACTAGTAGATATTATACGCATTGCCGTGCTAGTACCATATAACTCCAATAGTTGAGATGGACTGGTTGTACCT